ATCTCATCCAAGTCAATGGTTGAATAATGTAGCTGTTAATGGAAAGACTACATATAGTAGTTTACCACAAAATAGTGATTCTATAAAGGGAATTTGTATAATGTTGGGAACTAATGGTGCTAATGATAATGCTTCTGTTAATAGTGAATATAATTCTATGGAAAAATTGTTAAAAAAATTACATGAAAAATATATTATCCTGATATCTCCATGCTTCTCAATCTGTTCTTTTTTCAATGATATTTGTCCAAAAGTCAAATATTAAACAACTATTAACACACCCAAACAGATAAAATCATGGCAAAAAGTGAAACAGTTTTAATTTTGTCACACGATAAATCATTAATAGATTAAATATAAGCAATTATCATCTACCACAAAGAAACAATTAGAACTATATATTATTTAGAATCATGGCATTATATAATAATATTGTTAAATGTTTTTTTAAACGCAACAAACATATATTAGGAGTCAGCATTTATCTAATAACCTTTGCGTGGCAACCGTTATGTGCTGCATCTCAGTCCCAAAAACTACTTATCATCAATTCATATAATGAAAGTGCGCCATGGGTACAAAATTATATTACTCAGTATTTGATAGAAGCTGCAAATACTGAAAATCTGGATTATGACCTGGTTCACATGAATGCTATACTTATTCAAACCGACTCTTTGTACAATCTAGTCAAGGAACAGATATTCAACCGTTTTAAGAATAACAAGCCGGACTATCTTATTCTCTTCGGAAGGATGGCATTCTCTTTAAGGGACCAAATCAAGAATGAATGGGGCGATGTTCCGATGCTGTTTATAGGAGCAAACGATAATATTGTATTAAATGAAAAATATCTATCTGGAAATAAAATCACAGCGAGTGCAACGAAAATACATTTGTCAGACATACGGGAACAATACAACTTTACCTATATTGAGGTTCCGGAATTATACAAAGAAACGATTGATATGATGGTTAGGATGCAACCGGACATGAAGAAACTGGTGTTTGCATCTGATAATCTTGCCGGTAACATGGAACTGAATGAAAAAATCAAGGCATATCTTACTCTAGAATATCCGTTACTTGAATATGAGTGGCTGGTTGCTTCGGAAAATTCCAGAAAAAATATACAGACATATTTAATATCCTCTGATCAATCTGTTGGAATCCTGCTAGGATCATGGTACTATTCTCGTCCGAGTGCGTTTGGGTATCCTATGCTAGTGACGGGAGATTTCAAGTTGATAGCCTCATCTCCTCGCCCGATTTTCTCTTTGAAAGAAAAGTATCTTGAATCAGGAGGAGCTACTGGTGGATACTTTGCCGACCAACAGGAGATCTTACAAAATTCTATTTACAATCGCCAAAACAAAATGTGATAATGTAAAAAACGAAATGTAATAACTAAAGCTATATTAACACAAAACAAAATGTGATTTTTACTATAAAATAATACGTTATAAAATGGCATTTGAATACCTATATAAAGAGTATTTAAATGCCATCTTACTAAGTACTCTCGGGACTACGTATGCTAAAGCCGATTTGTCAAATGTTATCACAAAATCATTAGGATTGAACGGATATTATAAGTTCCCGGATGGATTAGTGATTCAGTGGGGAACAAATTACAGTTCAGGCCAATATCGTACTATATATTTTCCAATATCTTTCTACGATTTAAATTATTCTGTATTAACTAATATTCAGGCTCAAACTAATGTGCAAACTGTTGTATGTACTACAACTGATACATATACAAAATCATCATTTAGGGTGATAGGAGCATTTATACAAACAAGCATGACATTTGGTTATCCCGGTGAACCTATAAGATGGATTGCCATAGGTAAATGGAAATAAACTTAAAAGAATAAATATGAAACAAAAAATATATTGGAAAAATGGTTTCTACGGCACACCGGTAGAAGGTGGCGTAGAAATAAGTATTGAGTATTGGCAAGAATTATTAGACGGTCAATCTGCTGGACTTATAATCGTAGAGAACGAAAAAGGCTATCCTATATTGAAGGAATATGAACCGACCTTATTAGAGTTAAAAGCCCGAAAAATAGCGGAATTACAGGCGTATGACTCATCCGAATCGGTAAATAGCTTTAGTATTGGTAATGTATCCGGTTGGCTTAATAATAGCACCCGCGTAGGTCTCATGAACTCAATTAGTATTGAAAGGGAATCCGGACGATCCGAAACGACTATCTGGCTAGATGATGCAAAGTTGGTCTTATCAATCGAGAAAGCCATTGATATGCTACAACGGATAGAGTTATACGCCCTTGCGTGCTACAATACAACACAAGGGCATATTAATGCCATTAATCAGCTGGAAACGAAAGAAGAAATCGAAGCCTATAACTTTAAAACCGGCTATCCCGGAAAGCTAAGCTTCTTTGGATAACCAACGGTATAATCGTAGCTTTCAATCTCTTCGATTATATCCAATGCCTTGACTGCTGCAATATGTGATTGTGTTACATTGTAGCACTCAAGCGCATACATTTCCAGAGCATTTAACATAGCCAAAGCGTCTGATATTGGAATGATATATTTTACTGCATCATACCAAAGAACAGTCTCCGTTTTGCCAGCCTCTTTTTCGATATTAATTGAGTTAAATAATCCAACACGTGTAGACTTATCCAACCACATACTTTTAGCCCGTAATTCAAAAGAATTGACCTCTTTGGATTTGTCAAACGATTGAATCTCAGATACTTTTATTTTTCGCATATCTTCAAGGGAGTACTCTTTTTCTACCAATACAGGATACCCTTCATCATTGGTAACAATGAGCTTCCCGGATGACTGCCCCTCCAGAAGTTCCCTGTAATTTTCTATAGTTATTTCTACCGCACCGTCTACCGGTGTGTCGTAGAAACCATTTTTCCAATACATTTTTTCTTCCATAATTCTCTATTTATTATTTCCAACGACCTACTGCAATCCATCCAACAGAAAACATTGAATTGACAGGATTACCATTGGATATATTTCTACGCCCGATATAGCAATAAGAAGTATTAGCGTTATAAATAAACGCTGCTAATATATTCGTATCACCGGAACTTCCATAAGGAAAAGGTGTAAGTGCATAATTGCTATCATAAAAAGACATGGGAAAATATACTATTGTACCTCCTGTTATTGAGTTTTCTTTGAATCCCCACTGTATAAGAAGCCCATTATTAAATTTAGCATAGCCATTCCTACCTAAATTTACCGTCATAGCATTTGACAAATCGGCTTTAGCATACGTAGTCCCGAGAGTACTTAGTATATTTCTTTCCTCCGCAGTCATGACTTTTTTATCTGTTGTTTCCTGAATATCAGACGCTTGATGCTTATGAACCGAAGCGGCATAGTTTCCTGCCGGTTGATAATCTCCCAAAGGCTGGTACACTTCGCTTAGTCCTTCTATCCTCTCCGCCAGCTCTTTTCCCTGTCTTGCGGACAGTGCTTTTGATTCATTATCCGTTACAAGATTATCCACTACCAGCCCGTCAATTATGGCTTTCAATATTTTCCCCTGTTTGGCGGACAAAGGTTTCAGTTCACTCTCGTCCGTCAGTGCGTTAACCACATCCGACTGTGTGAGTATGAACCCTCCTCCCTGCGGCCTGTCGTTGTTTATCCAGTCCAGCACGTTGGTGTATATTCCGTTCACTTCATTTGCCATCTGTACAAGAAGCGCGCCCACCCTTTTGGCTGAATTCGCCCCCACGCGTACCTCGTCTCGTATGGCTTCCGATTCCGTAATCAGTTGTTTGCTCATTTTTCTTTTATTTTCCGGTTAATGTAATAGGACATACGCCCGTATTGAGTTCCCTTATATTCGATATATCCACTGTAATTCCTGTCTCTATGCCTTCAATATACCGTTTAAAGGCCGACATCCTTGTATTGTAGTCAGACAGTGACATCATGGCCAGTTCCTTGGCAGTGACCGCCATATAGTTTCCGAAGGTGTCCAATACGCTGTACTTCTTTGGATATCCGCTTACACTGGTTTTTCCTATCTTCTTGTCCACGACCAGCACCGTTGCCCGCTGGTATCCGCTGTTTCCCCATCCGTTTGCCATAGTTCTAATCTGTTTTAAGTTGGTATATATAGTTTATATCTTCCTGCGGTGACATACCCAGGCTCGCAAGATCGAAATTTTCCCGGTAAAACTCCTGCATCCCGGTGAATCCCGCCGGTAATTCGATAGTCCATTTTTCTCCGCCGTAGCTTGTCGCATAAATGTATATTATTTGGGGTAGTTTATCCGATGTTATCCTGAACATCATTCCGTTGTTGGTATTCCAATAATAAACCCTAACCTTGATAGTGATGATCTGTTTCTGCTTGAGCTCGCACACCCGGTTCGAGGAACTCCACTCTGCCGAATACTCGCATATCTCGCATACATGTTCTCCCCATAAGCTCTCATAAGAGACCAGCTCATTTACGTACATATATGATTTTCCTGCGGCCTTGTATCGGTCAAGGAGCGCGATCATACGCCTTTCCCCGTCCAGATTATCCAACGAAGTCCTCACGATAAAATCGTATGGCTTTCCGTCTCCCTCATCTATCTCAATATTGGAGCCTATCTCATCGTAGATAATCTTTTTCAACATACAGACCTGTACACTTGCCCCGGCCTTACCTTTCAGCTTTTTACTCCACCTCGCAAATGAGGAATGGAGCCGCCTGACCGGTAATGTCAACAGAAGGCAGAATACATATATCCTGTTGACACGCAGTGAGAACGGCAGACGTTCCAAAATCCATTTTTTCCAGTTAATATTCATGGTCAGTCAATCGCATAAGTTATATCACTTTCATTCCTGACATAGACGAACGCCCCCGATTTCGCGTCAATTTTTCTCCGGTTCTCCTTGCTTCCATCCCATGTGGTAGCGTCCAGCGTAACATCTTTCACGCCTTCCGTAGCTTGCAGCATATCGACCAGCCCGGAGGCGTAAAACACCCCTCCATATTCCAGTGAATCCAGATAATTCTCAATGGTCTCCTCCACAGGCTTCCCTCCTGAAGCCAGACGTTCACCCGTCGAATCGAGAACAAGCGGATCGTAATAAATATGCAGGTGAACACGCAACTCATCGGGGACCTGGCTGACAAACAGGTAGTGCGTACCGGCCGCCCCGATCTGCCGCATATAATCTTCAAACGCCGTACGTACGTCACCGGTCAGCGGCTGTTTCCGTTCGTCACTGAAATAGATCTTCAATTTCGTCACATTGTTATCAGTGACCTCGCGTATAGCGACATTTTTCACAATCCGCTTGCTTTCATCCACGGTAGGATAGCGGAAGGAATATGTACTTTCATCGAATGAGAGGGTATCACCGTTTTGAAACTCCAGCGCTCTTTGATAATACCATGGCCGGGATGTCACATAGCTGTTGTCTATCAATGTCTCCATCTCTTTCCGGAACAGTTCCCATAGAGATTCATGCAGCCATATCACCGATGCGACTATATTGATAAGAACCGCCTCAATACTGGAGGTGGCGAACTGGTCATCAAAAGATTTGTCCGGTAACAGGCCGTAGGCCTCCTGCAAGGTTATATTGGCAATGAACGCCTCCTTTATTTCCTGACTGATATCCTTAACTGTTCTGCTCATTTCTGTCAAAGCTTCTAAATGTATTGTCAAAAGTTTCATCAAACACTAGTTCCGGGTTCACGAAGGCGGTAACGGGACGGACGCCATTGGTGTCATAATAGTCGGATACTGACTTTTCCACTACATTCCCCGGATCATACGTCAGCACCTGTCCGGGAGAGACCTCATCCGTTACCGAAAGCCCGTTTTCTTTAGCCAGTGTGAACACCCCCTCCGCACTGCCGTACACCTGCATGGCAATATCCACCAGCGACTGCCCCTGCATTACTGTCACCTTCATGGCCTTTTCATTTTTATATAAAGCGTTACGATAATATATACCAAAAACAGACCTCCGAGAAAGATGAGCGCCGACTGGTACCAGGTAAGTTTCTTCTCAACCGGATACGCTTCCCGTACCATCTTTACCCTGTCACGAAAGAGCGTGTCCGTCCGGTCACGATACAGATACAGGTATTTGTCCCGGTAGATGTAGACGGTGTCACCCGTGCGGTCTACGTAGATGCTGTCCCGCCGGTAGACGCTGTCACGTGACATCCGGTTGACAAAGACACTGTCATGCACCACCTTTTCCACCGGATACGGGATATATTGCGGGCTACGACATCCTGTGGAGCATAATGCCAACATCAGGAAAACGGTGAGTATGTACGCCGTTCTCATAACTCTTCCTCCCATACCACTTTCTCAACCATCAGGAACAGCTTGTCCATTGTAGCCACATAGTCCGGTGACGTGGCATATTTCGGACCTGTATTGTCCACAATCCTGCGTACATATTCTTTCGCGTCATTGCGGTATGGCCACGCGTCCGCAAAGCCGGGTTTCTTCAGTATGGCAAGGTGGTCCGCCAGGCAGTCCGCCACGCTGTCGTAGTCGCGGAACAATCTTTTAACTGTATATCTGTAGCGTCTTTCCGAAAGCCTGACCACTTGCAGCACTTTTTCCGGAGCCTTGAAACCGACATCCGGCCGGCTGAAATATTCCGTAGTCGTAACCAGCCGTACCGCACCCTTCCAGGACGAGCCTTTCGTAATGCCGAACAGGTTGTTTCCGATGGCGGACTTTCCCCATCCGCTTTCAAGCGCCGCCTGTGCGGTGACGAATACCGGATTGATTTCCCCCATCTTCCTAGCCTGTGGATAAATCCACTTCACAAAGTCTTTTACTGTCATTTTCCGCCCTCCTTTTCTTTATTTATAAACTGTTGCATATAAGGTATCTTCTTCACCACCTCGAAAGAGAGCACATAAAACAGGAAGCGTATCACTTTCGATTCGGGAAACAATATATTGAGGTTACGCAGCGTGTTCACCCCGTAGAAATAGAGGATGGCGTAGACAACTCCGGTGATACACTGTATCGCTCCGTCCAGATTCCGCATTTTCTCTCCTATGGTAAACACGCTGAGCACTATGACATAAAAGACGAAAGTCTCCAGCATGCAGTGGAAGAACTTTTTAAGGTTGAACCTCTCGTGTTTCGCCACTATTCCCGCTATCATGCCCGCCATACAGTTGATGGCAAATACGAAGAATATGACGAATACCATGTTCTGGATCGGTGCGAAATAGGCGAACATCACTGAAAAGACGCTTGCCAATAAGTTTCTGATTGATGTGTAGATATCCATTTTAAATCGTTTTTAATCTGTTTTCAATTTGATATTAATCCTCTCTTTCAGTTCATCGTAATCAAGCCCGTCACGTTCAAGATGTATCCTGACCTGTCTGATGACAGCCGTTTTTGTAGCCTTCGCCCGGATGAACCTCAGCAGGTTCGGCCCGATGAGCGGGTCTTCTTTCAATTCTCCCTGGTTCAGCCCCAATACGATATAAGCGTTCTGCATCTCGGATCCGCCTATGATAATGCCTGAACGTATGCCATCCTTCCCAAGGACAGGCTTGATTGCCAGGTCTCCGTTGTCCGCCAGTAAGATCCCTTTCATTGCTGTATATTTTTATTTTCAATGTCCTCCCGTTTCACTTTCTGTGCCGTACCCGTCGGTGCGGCCGCCGTTCCCGTCTGGGCACTCGCGCTTCCGGTTGTGCTTACCTGGTGGGTATGCTTGTTGAACACGTCAATAAAAGCGTTAAGTTTCTCCGTCAGTTCCCCGACTTTTACCAGTCCGCCCAATCCGCCGCCATTTATGACAATCGTTTCCGCCGTGACCTCAATGGAATCCACCTCCGCGGCGGAAATGAGGAACGGGTCGGTTTCCCGTCCTTCCACAATGCCTATCAGGCACAGGCTTCCCGGTTTTGGATATACATTGACGGATCCCGTTCCCAGTCCGATGTCAAAGTAATCAAGCCCGTCCGATTCCCCGACGGCATCCATTACCCGTTTCTCCTTGTCCACGGATGTGACCGTACACCATCGCAACTGTGCCTGTCGGCCGCTCTTTCCTATATTTTCAAATCCTTTTTTCAGTTGTTCGTCAATTGTCATTCCGCACGTCCTCCCAATTCCAGTTTCTGCCTGTAAGTGGCGTTATCGCTGAACTCCTTCGTCACCTTCTCAATAAAGTATCTTCCGGACATTTCCGGAGTAATCACACTGCTGAGTTCCAGTATCATTCCGTGAGTGACGGAAGGCGTTCCGAAGAGTTCCACACCTCCCTTGTAGCGTTGCTTCTTGAGCCGTTCGTAGAACCGTCTGGCGAAATCCCCCAGTGTTTCCGGCGTAATCCTCATATCCTTGTCACTGTATCTGATTTTAAAGGTCTCAGCTCCGGGAACACCCGCTTTCACTTCCAGTTTCCTGCCTTTTCCGAGCATGGCGGTAGCGATGACCTCATATTCACCGTCCGTCTCGTTCAGGTCCTGGCTGACCGCCTCCCTCTCCAGTTCAATCCTCACTTCCGGCAGTTCCGTCTTGTCCGAATACACATCTCCGCAATACAGCGTTTTTCCTATAAAATAGGTGTAGAATCCCAATTTTTGTAAATCGTCGAAAATCTCCGACACCCGTTTTTGGGCATAACGTACCGCTCCCAGTTCCGTATCACCGAATGAGGTCTTCACTTCGTATCCTTGGGCCACATCCTTGAGCAGCTGTCCCAAAGTCACGCTTTTCTTTGAATAGCTTACCGTTTTCCGTTTCAGCCTGTACATCTCATCCTCGCACTTCACGGTAATGGGAATGCCCCTTGATACGGAAAGGATGTATCCTTCGAACTCCGTCACCCAGTTGCCGTCATATCCCAGTTCTATCATGACACGGTCTCCGGCGCGAAGGATATCCGCCAGGTTCTTTCCCTCGTAACGGCTCATTTTCCGGGGAAGCACGATTTCCGCCGTATCCGTCAGCAGCTTCCACGAACTTTCGATACGTACGGAAGAAACCAGGAATGTCCGGAATCCGCCTCTTTTGTCTGTTTCCGGAAATGTGATCCGTGCACACATCATATAGCTCATAACCGCAGGTTTTCAAGCGTGTCACTTATCGCGCGTATCGTAAAGGGCATCACCGAGCTGTTACCTTGTACCGGGTTAAAATTCAGCTCCTCGATGAGGATGGCGTATATTTCCTTGTCGTTGAATATGCTCCCCGTCACACCGATGGCTTCCGTCACCTTCCTGAACTTGCACAGCGCGTTCACCTGTTCGGTCACCGTCCTGTACCCCTGGCGTTTCCTGTCCTCGATGCAGAACCCCTGTATCATGATGTTCCAGTCATCCAGCCCGTATATCTCCTTCACGGTACCATACGTGCCGAGCACCTTGGTTTTCGACACGTTCATCGGGCGGGAAAAGGACACGACCGTGGCGTACGGCATGAGGAAACTGGCCAGGTTGACCGTCGCGGGCGAACCGTTTGACTTATAAGTCTTGTACTTCTCGCAACCGTCCAGCGTGAATGTCCCGATGACGGGTGTCCCCATCCAGCTGTACGCTTCCGCAAGGCTCTCATCCACAAAGGTCACACCCCGGTAGTCTCCCGGTTCATAGTCTTTCAATTCACGCCCCCACGGAAGGTATATCGGGGATGATATCCCGAACACTTCCGTAAAAAGCGCGCCGATATTCAATGCTCCGTTTCCTGAAATCATATCCATTTCCTCCTTATCCCGCCGCCGGAACAGCGTCCGTCATGACGGCTAATATTTCCTGTTTCACCCTGTCCGAAATCTTTTTGATATCATTTCCTCCGGCTACATGGAAGTTGTTGTTCATCGTCACGTTCATTGTGATATTCCGTACGTTTCCACTGCCGCTGCCACCCGGTCCTTTTGCCAGTTGTCCACCGGTAAAGGAGCCGCTACCGTTATTCGTCCCGCTGATCCGGTTTATCGGAGCGTTGGGGGCAATCTTGAACTCTTTCTCCTTTTCCTCCTCTTTCTCTTTTGGGTGCGACTTTTCCCAATTCTCCATTCCCGCCTTCCATCCGTCGGAGAACGCGCTTCCCACTTTTTTCCCTCCTTCGAGCGCCTGACCGGCAAGCCTGTCCCACACGTCTGAGAAATGGAAATCATCGTCAAACCAGTTGGCGGGGTTTATCACGTCAATGATGGCACGCACCACGTTGAATATGAACCGCCATCCCTCCAGGAAGAACACCTTGAGGAAATTGCCCAGCCCGTAGAAGAAGGCGCGCACCTCGGCGAACTTGTTCCACAGGAAAGCTACCAGTGCGGTGACGGCGGTGATAATCGCGATAATCCACCCCACGACGGGAATGCTCTTTATCGCCATACTGATCACCCGGCAATTGATTACTGTCGCCGTCGCCATTTTCACCATCCCCGCAATCCATGCGATGGATGACTTGAGGGATACAAGCGTCATGATTTGCCCGATGGACCATGCTACCGTACCCAGCGTTACCAGCGTGCCGATGAATATACCGACAATCTCGATCACCGGGGCGATCGGTTCCACGAACTCGAAAAAACTGATTTTCAAGTCGTCAATGAACGCCTGCATACGCTTCTGCTTTTCCGCGTATGTATCCATCTGTTTGGCAGCCATATCCGTTGCTGAGGTTGATCCTTGAATGGCTTCCGTCCACGCGTCCATCTGGTCGGCACCGTCAATCAAGGCCATCGCCGAAGCCAGGTTCTCCCCTCCGAACAATGCGGACATGATTGTCGCATTGTGCATGACCGGTGTCAATGCACGCAACCGGTCGGTCAGTGAGAGCGACTGGTCCTGCATGGTATCAATGCTGATTCCGGCAGCTTTCAATTGTCTGACCGCATCCGCGGTCGGCGCCTGCATTTTCAGAATTGTATTCCGTAGGGCGATACCGCCTTCCGAACCTTTCTTTCCCGCTTTGTCAAGCAGCTGGATAGCCGAGTTTGTTTCCGCAAAATCAACTCCGAACGTTTTCGCGACACTGCCGGTCTGCTTCAATGCCTCCGCCACTTCTTTGATTTCAGCGGATCCCTCCACCGTTCCGGCTGCCATGATATTCATATATTCGGTCATGGTCTGTGCCGCTTTCATCGGGTCATCAAGGGATACTTGATACTGGTTCATGGCAGTGGACATGGCGGCTGACGCTCCCGGTACATCATTCTGCATTGTCTTGCTGAGGGTCATCACATTATTGGACATGATTTCCAGCGCGTCCGGAGCCTTCTTCAATTCCGGGGTAATCTTGGAAAGCAGGTCCTTGTAAACTCCCATCGCATCCGCCGCATCCGTACCGAAAGTCTTCGCCGTAACCCGTGCCTTGTCAGCCAGCACATCCAGCTCTTTCCCTGCCATGTTGGTAATGCCGGACATTTCCGCCACCGCCGTTTCAAACCGTATTCCCGGTTCGATGGCGTCATTGAAAGCGCCGCGTATATTGTCCACCCCCTCCTTCACCTGGTTGAGGAAGAACATCCCCTTTCCGAGCTTCTCCAGTTTACCGGCCGCCGTTTCGGAAGCGTTCCCCAGTCCGTTCACCGATTCATCCACGTCGTCCACCACCGATGAAGCCTGTCCGGCCGCTTCGGTGACCTTACGCAGCGGAGCGGTAATCTTATCCACCAGCTCCAGTATCCATTGTGTCGATGTCGATGCCATTTGATTTTGAGAATAGTTGATTCAATACTTTGACCATGGCGTTCTGCATGGCGATCTCCATTTCCTCCAGCTCAGTTTTCCGCAACATACGGTATCCGGCATAGAGCCTGAGCCATTCGTCCTCGTCCAGCCTGCCGGGAATATCCACGCCGTATTCCCTTTTCAGTACGGCGTCGATTCCCTCGACAACACCGAACGATTCCGAATATTCCTCTATGCTTTGCTGATAAAAGCCGCCTGGCCTTTTATCAGTTCGGCCACAGCTCCGAGAACGGACGTGTATACCGCCGAATCCTCCAGCGCGGAACGGTCTCCCGCCACCACACAGGTGTTCAGCAGCAACTCGTTGGCGGCATTCAGGTCATCGCGCACGCTTGCCATGGCAAGGATCGTGTCCTTGGTAGGGCGGACCAGCAGAAAGTCATAGCGTTCATCCTCGTCGACCTGTACCGTCAGCATCTTCAACCGTTTCCCGTAACGGGCCCTCATCTCCGTATGCTGTTCTTCGGTGAAGCCGACAATCTGTTCCCTCTCTTTGTCGGAAAGCGACTCGTACGCTTTCCCCGCCTGTATCTTCTTTTTTTCCTCCATCACTTTTATTTTTTTATTGATCTTACATTGCCACGTTCCAGTCGATATGGCTGGGCAGCAGCGTGAATTGTACCGCTATGCTTTTGTCACCCTGTTTCACGTCCACCCCGTTGTCCGTGAACTCGACGTTGCGGATCACATCCTTCTGCATAAAGTTCTTGTACTTGTATACCACCGGGATGTCGAACGGTTCGATGTCCGTGATTCTCTTTCCCGGTCCCAGCGCGAGAAGCAGCGCGTTCACCTCCTCCTTGAGCAGGGTGATGGACGCTTCCGCCTTGTAGTTCCCCTCACCGCGTCCTACGGGCATTCCGCCCGCTCCATAGACGTTTTCTTTCTCCACGCTGTCTTTGTAGGACAGCGCCGTGATACCTTCCACCTGTCGGCCCAGCATCACTACCTTCACGTTATTCCATCCGGCCACCCGGCCGAACTTGTTGATCAATGTTCCCAATAGTGCCATATCCGTCAGATTTTGTTAGTGAAACCCAAATCAATCTCAAACTCGTGCACGATGCCGTCCGCCACCAGTTTCACCTGGATGTTGAAGGGCTTGTCGCTTACGGCGGATTGTTTGGGGTTGATGTAAATGTCGAAATCGGAGATGTCTTCCGCGGCCACCATCGTCTCCAATGCGGATTTTACGCGGGCGTCCCAGTCACTGACGGTGACGCTGCTGATGTATCCGGTTGCCGGATCGGACTTCACCTTGCTGCGTACACGGGGCAGCAACGTTCCGCGCACCAACCGGGCCGCCTTGTTCCATACGGCGTTATACTCGATGTACGCATAATCGCTTTTCGCGTCCGTACAGGTACATGAGTTGTTGAAGAAGTATCCAGCGTATCCCTGAAAACCGCCGACGAAGATGTAGCCTTTTTCCGTCAGCCTGTTCTGCTCCGGGACGCTGACGTTCGCCATCGCCGTCCCGTTGCTGAGCGCCGCGTTTGTCCATTTCCCGAGCAGTACGCTTGTCAACGGATAGTCCGCCGTTCCCTTGGCGGTACGCGGATGGTTCTCGATGTCCACGCTGCCCATATTCTCATGCACATAGCGTACCGACAACATGCCCAGTGCGCTGCCTACCGCCGCGTGGTTCTTGTATGCCTCGTCCTTGGCGGCCTGTGCCGGATCCTGCGCGATGACCACGGAGACGTTTTCCGAGTCAAGCGTACGCAAGTCGGTGGCATCCTCCAGTGCGGTCAGATAACCGCCCGGTCCCTCCAGTAGTACCGCATCCAGATAAATGTGTTCCTCCCGGAGGCTGTTCACCAGCGTCTGGGCCGCCTTCACGGCTATGTCGACGCTAGTGTCCGCCACCAGCGAACAGATACCGACCGTATTCACGCCGTTCACGGAACGCACTCCGGCAATGAAGTCCTTGTTGGCCGTCAGCGTGGACACCTTGTCCGCCTTAGGCACGATCATCAGGTAGACCGGACGTTCCGGAGACAGACGGAATACCTCACTCACATGATAATGTACCAGTTCCTTGTTCTTCAGGTCGGCGGCTTCGTCCCATTCCAGCGCTTCCAGGTCACTGACCGCGTCCAGTCTGAGCGGCCTGTAATTCACCAGTTTCCCGGGAAGGGCCGTTCCGCCGCAGACCAGCAGCGTCACACGGTCACCGGTATCGGTTTCCCGTACCAGTCCCCCGTGCATCTTATTGATTCCTACTCCTGTAAAAGTTCCCATAATCAGTCCTCCTTTACGTATTAGGCCGATTTCCCGGAAACGATGGCGCCGATGCCGTAATCCTCGATACGGTCCACAATACCGTAAGTCTGTGTGCGGTACTCGCTGGTGGGCGACGCGCTGCGCGTGTCGAGCGTTTCGGGTTTGAAAAGCGATTTCACGCTGTTGATGTGGTAGTAGGTGTTCGGCGCGTAGAAGAACGTGCTCGCCTGGAAGTCCGTGGATGCCGGAGTGGCGGTTTCCGCTATCTTCTTCAACGTGGTGTAATTGTAATAAGGCGTGTCGTTGTTCTCGAAGAACTTCAGCCCCATGAATCCGCGCGGCTTTCCGGTGGCGGGATCAAGATAGAAGGTACGGTCGTAGAAGAACTTGGACGCGCTTTCATCCAGCAACAAGTCCGCCATGTGCTGTGGTGAGAGCACCATGTAGAGGGCGTCCGGATTGGGAAGGTTCCATTTCTTTACGGTGGTGACCAGGTTCACAAGGTCGGCGTAGCAGAGACGCTGCCGTCCTGTTCCGTCGCTCGCTCCGGTCGTCTTCAATACCGGCATTTCCGCCACGGTGTTGTCCGCCGGGGCCAGTTTGTACAACACGTGGTTGCGGATTCCCACCTGGAAGGACTCGTTGTGTTTCACACGGATCACCGACCGTTTGTCGAACGCCAGGCTGCGTACTTCCTCGTCCGTACAGGAGGTGGGCGTAGTATCGTATACCTCCCAGGGTACCACGATATTCTTTCCCGTGATGGCTGCCGGGGTGAATGTTCCCGTATTGTTCACTTTGAAACCGACATTGTTGATCAGTTTGTTTCTTCTCACTCCGTCCGCCGACAGTGCCGCTGCCGGTACCGCTCCCAGTACCTGCATGAAGTCCGCGCGGTAGTTCCTACGTTCCACCAGCAATTGCGGGTCAACGTATTTGTTCAGATAAAGGCCGTCTGTTAGTGTAGGCATGTTCTTTACTTTTTTAAGGGTTAATAAATAATCGGCCGACGGTTAATTCCGGCTGACATAATCGTCCAGCATTTTCTGGTACAGGTCCGGATTCTCGTCCATCAACTTTCTCAAGGCTTTGGGATCGTCCTGGAGATCTTCCCATTTCTTGCCGCCAAACGTAATGGCCGCGGAAGAAGCGGGCGGGGTTACTCTCGGCATTTCCACCGGCTTCATGGCCTGGAGCATCCGCTTGGCCGATTCAAAGTTTCCGGAAAGCATCTGTTTCCAGTCGTCCTTCACGTCAGCCGTGATTCTCTTCTCCCTGATAGCCTCGTTCAATAGAGTCTCTATCTCCTTTTCCCGACGTTCGCTCTCCTGCCTTTCCAGCATATCGGTGCGTTCCGCCTTTCTCTTGTACACGTCAATCTGCGCCAGTACCTGCGCTTCGGTGGAAGTCTCGGCCATTCCCAGACGGTTGGCCAGCATTGTTACATCCATGTCGTTCTTTGTTTTTATAGGGTTAATACTGCTTTCTGTCTCCGTTATCTCTATGGTACCCGCATACCCGCAGTTCATCAGGGCGGTGGCGGTTTCCCTGTTTATCTTCGCCTTTCCGGACACGGCGGTCACGAATCCCTGTTCCTTCGCCTCCTTGGCGGTCATCCAGTAGTCACCTTTCTCCCAGGCGTCACGGAACTTCCCCTTGTCCTTGCATCTGGCCAGAAAAGCCTCGCGGTAATGGTCGTTGAGTTTCTTCATCATTTCCAGGTAGTTCTCGATATCGGCGGCCTTCCCGCAGATACCGCCGCTCGCCTGGTGCACCATGAAGAAACCGTTTTCCGGCATGGTGAACTCCGAACAGTTGATGGCGATGTAAGTCGCCGCGCTGGCCACCATCGCGCCGCCCTCACCGGTGATGCGTCCCGGAAACCTCCGGATCACGTTGACTATCTCGTTGGCCTCCATACACTCGCCTCCGGGACTGTTGATATAGATGTGCACGTCACGTATGCCCGCCTTGAGCATTTCGTCGATCTGTGCCGTAAAGGCCGATTCCGTATCCCGCCACTGGGATATCGTGCCTTTGATTTCGATGCGGGCACGCCCGCCGTCCGCTTTTGCTGTCAGATTCATTGTCGTTCGCGATTAAAATTCTGACGCAAAATTGAGGAATGGGGGGAACGTACGGAAAACGCGTTTTCTTCTTGGCAAAAAAACAGTGTTAACAAGGACGTATTTTTTCCAAGTTGGAAAGGATACGTGCCAACATGAAAAGACTTTTTCCCCACGTAGGGGCGTTTTTCCAACTTTGCCGGTGTAAAAAAGGAACGAAAGGAGGACATTATGCCCAGCAAAGAGCATTACCGAAAATTAAAGAAAGAAGCGCACGACCTGTACGTGAACGGCTGCCTGGGCTGCCGGGAGATTTCCGAACGCACGGGCGTGTCGGAGAAATCCGTATCGAAATGGATCAACGCCGATGACGGTACCTGGAAGAAGGAACGCCAGGCGGCCGTGGTGAACGGCAGGAAGCAGGGGGAAAACCTGCGGGAGATCATCCATATACTTGCCGACCAGAAACTGCAATTGCTCCGTGACATAGACGGCGCGGCCGCGGCCGGTGAGACGGAACGTGTATTGGAGCTCCGCAAACAGGCCGCGAGCCTGGACAACAGCGTGGCGCAATGGGGCAAGCAGCTTGCCGAAACGGACAAGCAGAACCGTGTCACCCTCTCGGTGTACCTTGACGTGATGGACCGTATCTTTGACGCGCTGAACGCGTTCGACCCGGAACTCTACTACCGCACGCTCGACTTCCAGGAATCACATATCAATGAAACCTCCAAAATACTGGGATGAGATGAAGAAGGAAGACAAGGAATCACAAAAAAGATACCTGGAGAAGGTGGCCAGGGCGCGTACCACGCTCAACCTTATCAATCCGGATGAGACGACGCTGGAGAAGATGGAGCGTATACGCAGGGCGAAGGAGGATGTGCGGTACATGGTGGTGACCTATTTGAAGCATTACGCCACCGCCGAATGTGCGGAATTCCAGATAAGGCACGCGGTGAAGGTCAAGGAGGACCCCCTTTACATAGGGTATGCGGAATGGGGACGCGGGCTTGCCAAATCCGTATGGAACGACGTCATCATCCCCTTGTGGCTGTGGATGAACAAGGAGACGTACTACTATTGCCTGGTATCGGACACGTTCGACCGGGCGTGTGACCTGCTGGAGGACTTGCGGGCGGAATTCGAGGGTAATGAATTATTAAGGCATGACTTCGGCGAACAGGTAAATCCGGGACATTGGGAAAAAGGAAATTTCGTCACTGTTTCCGGGTTTATATGCAAGGCGTTCGGTGTCAAGATGAAAGTACGCGGACTCAGGAAGGGGTCCCGGCGTCCGGACTTGTGGGGATTTGATGATGTGGAAACCCCGGCAACCATCAGAAACAGCAGGATGCAGGACGAATACGCGGATTGGGTGGAGAATGACGTGTTGCCTACAATGATAGGAAACCGGAGACGTTTTATCGGATCCAACAACCGTTTTGCAAGCCGGATGGTACAGACCATTCTCCGGGAACGGCATCCCGACTGGGACTGGGATCTGGTGAAGGCGTACAACCCTGTCACTTACGAACCGGCATGGCCCGCCATGTATTCTCCCGAATTCTATCGTCAGCAGGAAAAAGATATGGGTATCCTTGCGGCGCATGCCGAGTATAACCACGAACCCCTGGTGAAAGGGAAGATATTCAAACCGGAGATGGTTCTTTGGGGCAAACTGCCCGACCTGCATTCCATGAACGCCATCGTGGGGCACTGGGATATCGCTTATGCCGGAACGGACACGAGCGACTTCAATGCCTGCAAGGTGTGGGGACGCCATCAGAAAGACTTCTGGCTGATCGACGGTTTCGTACGCCAGAGCAAGATGAAGGCTTGCGTGGAGTGGATGTGCATGAGGCAGATGGAATTCAAGACACAGGGGATTGTCTGTTTCTGGCAGTACGAGTCTCAGTTCTGGAACGATGAGGTGAAACGTACCATCGACGAGACGCAGGCGGAACTGGGAGTGGAACTGAACCTGGTCGCCGTACCCCGTTCCACCGTCAACAAGTTCATCCGTATGCTCTCCATGCACCCGTATTACCAGAACGGACGCATCCATGTGGACGTGCGTCTGAAATCGAACCCGGACATCTGCACGGGGCTCAAGCAGCTGTACGCCGTTGAGATGTGTATGACCGAACACGACGACAGCCCGGACGCGGACGAGCAGGCCATCAGGAAACTGGAATTATATACCGATCCGCCCGTGCGGGAAGGGGAACCGGACAGCCGACCGTGGAGGACGGGAAAATACAAACGTAAATACAGTTGGTAATCATGAGATATATTACGACGGAAGATATCGCCACGCTGGTCCATGATCAGATGGTGATGCAGAGCGTGGAGAATGACGGGGCTTTGTTGGACGGCATCGAAGACCTGGTGATAAGCGAGGTGTGCGCCTATCTGGCGGGACGGTATGATACGGACAGGATATTCGGCGAGCGACCTGTGCGGACGGGACTGCTTGTACGTATCATTTCCTGTATTACCATATGCCGGGCGGTGCGGAGGAACGCCGCGCGGAAAGTATCCGCCTCCTTTTATGAGTACGAGGGGTGGGCGGTCGATATGCTCGAAAGGTTGCGCGATGACAAGATGCGGCTTCCTGCCGACGTGCCGGTCGTGAAGAATGAGGACGGAAGCGACGCTTCGGCCATAATGTACGGACATAGCCGTAACAGCGGATGGCATATTTAAAATGATTTTTTAAACCCATTTAAAATCGAATTTAAAATGAATGAGAGAATAAGGAAAGCTTCCGAATGGTTCCAGAGACAGGTGGTGCGGAAAATAGACTGGGGTGTCCTGATGAACGCCTACCACCAGCGGAGGGAATCGGGGGAAGGTTCGACCGTATCGGCGGCGCAACGTTACAAAAGGCAGGCGACCGTCTACCGTGAAAAGTCGATAGATGACTGGAAAACGGCGGTGGCCGCCGCTACCGATCCCGACGATCCGCGACGGGGACTGTTGTATACTTTCTACCAGGCGCTCTACCGGGATGAACATCTCCAGACCACGATAGACAACCGCGTGCTGCCCATACAGCAGTCGGAGTTCAGACTGGTGGACAAAAACGGAAATGAGGACAGCGAAGCCGCCGGGCTGCTGCGCCGCCCGTGGTTCCATGACCTTATACGCATCTATTTCCTGCACCGGATGCAGGGTGTGTCGCTGGTGGATCTTTCGCATCTGAACGCCGACATGGAGATAGATTATGTGGAGGAGATACCCATGAGCAACTTTATCCCGCAGCGGGGAATCATCCTGCGCGAGGAATACGACACTGCCGGATGGAGCTACCGGGAAGGAGCCTTGGAGCCTTATTACGTCCAGTTCGGCAACGCCTGGTCGCTGGGGATGCTCAACGAGCTCGCCATTATCCTGCTGGCCAAGAAGCTGGGCATGGGGTCGTGGATGAACTATATCGAGAAGTACGGGGTACCGCCCGTTTTCGTCATTTCCGACAGGCAGGACAAGAAGCGCATGGATGACCTGTTTGAAATGATGCTCGATTTCCGCAACAATTACTTCGGGATACTGGCCGGTCAGGAACGGGTGGAATACGGCAAGGAGGCCGGGGGGAATACCACGGACGCCTTTCTTCCGCTGGAGGAGAGATGTGACAACCAGGTGAGCAAACGCCTGCTGGGACAGACCGGGACGACCGAGAACGGAGCCTGGGAAGGCACGGCGAAAGTGCACGAACGGGTGGAGAAAACCCGCCATGAATCGGATAAGATGCTGTTCATGTTCTATTTCAACCACGTCATCATTCCGAAACTGGTCAGGATAAGCCCGGTATACCGCCCGCTGGAGAACCTGCGGCTGGAATGGGACGACACGGAGACGCTCGATATCAAGGAATTCATCGACGCGGTAGTCAAGATGTCCCCTTATTACGAATTTGATATCAAGGAACTGGTGGAACGTACGGGACTTCCCGTCACCGGAATGAGGGGAATGTCCGGAGAATCGCCGGTAGCACCCGGACCGACACCCCGGCCGCCCGTGAACCCTCAAAAAAAAAAGAGTGAACCGGGCAGGGAAAAGCCGGGAATAGCGGATACCGTCAACGCGTTATATTACCCGGACGGGAGCATGCCGGAGGCTGCCGGGCTTTCGCTGGAGGAAAAGATTCGGGACAGGGTGCTCAAACGGCTGGCCGGGAAGGGGTTCGATGTAGGGAAAGAGATAGATCCCGACCTGTTCGCACATACTTTCGGCTGTCTGGACAAGGCGGTGTCCAAAGGCTTCGGAAAAGTGGAATACGGCACTCCGGATTACGATTTCCTTGAAGGGCTGCGCCACAACAATGCCGTATTCGCCGCGTTCAAGACGCACCGCCAGCAGAACGAGATACACGCCCGCCTGTTCGATGAGGACGGAAAGCGGAAAGACTTCGACCGCTTCCGCAAAGACACGGCCGGTATACTTCAGGACTATAACGTGAACTGGCTCCGCACGGAATATGACACGGCCGTACGCCGTGCCCGCTTCGCGGCGGACTTCCGGAGTTGCCGGGCGAATAAGGATTTATATCCCAATCTGGAATGGCTGCCCAGCGTGTCCGCGACTCCGAGAGAAGCCCACCGGGTGTTTTACGGGCAAATACGCCCTTTGGAGGATCCGTTCTGGGACACGAACTATCCGGGCAACCTGTGGAACTGCAAGTGCGGAATACGGAGTACGGACAAGCCCGTGAATGCGACGGGAGACGCCGCGCCCGTACAGGCAGCGCCCGGACTGGACAAGAATCCGGCTACATCAGGGGAAGTGTTCACCGAATCGCACCCGTATATCAAAGGGGCTTCAATAGAGGCGAAAAAGGCGGTGGAGGAATTTGTTTACAAGGAGTACACGGACATACCGGTCAGGAACGGGAAACTGAGAATCCACGAAAAGCACGGAAAGAATGAGCGCAAGGAGAATATCAAAGTCGGTACGTATCTGGCGGAGAAGCACGGATATGAGATAGACCTGATAGAAAATCCGGATGGGGAAAAATCAGCCGACTCGTTCAACCGTACACTGGGATGTTTTCAGGAATACAAGGTAAACGGCAAGGCGACTGTTAACGCCATTGACATGGCCATAAAATCAGGAAGCAAACAAGCCAATGATCTGGTCCTTTGGATTGACTCGGATATAAGATTGGAAGACTTGGCCGCCGCCATACGTCCCCGTGTCATTAGAACAGGAAGAATTACGCACATTACGATCGTGCGTAATGGAAAAGACAAGAGATACAGCCGGGAGGATATCATCGCGGAAGGCTTTAAAATACGACAGGCGGACTTGGAGTAAACCAAAACCGCCTGAAGGGGGTGTAAACCCTTGCGGGAGAACACCGACACAAAGATACACATAATTTTCTAATTTACAAACGTATGGCTAAGAAAACACCTTTCTCACAGATCGACACTGAGGTGAAGAAGTTTCTCCGGAAAGACCTTCCCCGTATTGTCGGCAAGATGGCGGTGGATGAATTCCGTGAAAATTTCCGGCGGCAGGGATTCCGCAACAATGGCGTCACCCCGTGGAAGGAAGTGAAACGGCGCGATCCCCAATCTTCCTGGTACGGTTTCCAGTATAAAGGGGAGCGACGCGCAAGCGTCTCTCTTGTGAAAGACAGGAAAACCGGAAAGATGGTACGGGCCAAAAAGCAACGGAAACTGAACTTCAGCCGGGCTGCCACAAAAAGAGGAATCCTGATAGGTCCCGGCGCTGACCTGATGAACAGCATACGGGTAGTGGAATCATCCCCTGTGAGGATAGCCGTCGGTAGCGACCTTCCACATGCCGGGGTGCACAACGAGGGAGGTACGATACGGATATTCGGCAAGAAAAAAGTAAAGGTGGCAAGGCGACAGTTCATCGGTGAGAGCAAGGAGCTGCTGGAGGAACTGGAGAAAACCATGCTGGAACGTATCGACCGCATTGTGGACTCCGCCATCAGCCGACAATAACAACAAACCATTAAAAAGAAAAGAGTATGATCTGGAGCAACATCTACAAGGAAATCTCGGAGCGAATCATGAATATGCGTCTTCTGCTGGAAAACCTCGAAGACCTTTCCCCGGAGCTGGCCGCCGAACTGGCCGCCGTCCCCGATGTGGAATACATTGACCTGTGGCACGAACAGACCGACCACCTGGACGAAGAACACCCTTTCCCCACACCGGCGGTATTCGTCGCCTTTAATACGCTTGATACCGAGGACAACGGCGTGCTGGTGCAGGATATGAAGCTGCAACTCGACCTTTACGTATTCTGGGAAACCTTTTCGGATACATACGACGGTGCCGTCATGCAGGAAGAGGCGCTGAACTATCTGAACCTGCTCACCGTCCTGAATGTACTTTTCCACGGCTATACGTCCGACTACTTCTCCACCCTCCGGAAAACCGGATTCCAGCGTATGGATTCCGGCGGGGCGGGTAACCTTTACCGCGTCAGTTTCGAATGTACCGTACGTGATTACAGCGCGCGGGAACTGCACGGCATAGCCGACATGGCGGACAGGGATATCACCGTATCCGACGGACCGATTCCGGAAAGGATGGAAAATGGCGAGGACCTGTATGAGCTTTAGAAATCCAGCCGCATCTGTGTGCCCGTATCCGGCTCCGGCTTTTTCCCTTCCTTCAGACGTTCATAGTAAGACAGGTTGCCGGGAATGTAAAAGATGCGCTTATAGATGTAGTTCGTGTCCAGGAAGAATATCTCATGACTCATCCGGAAGAGCACGTCCTCCAAACGGATACGCTTCACGTCGTAAAGCTGGTAGAACTTCTCCACCAGCTTGCGGTCTCTCATCTTGGTCATCTCCGGATTGCGCATAAGGAAAAATTGTTTATAGCGCAAATATACGGAATTCCAATGACTTGTCAAAATCACCATTAACGAACCGGGACGGTTAAGAACATCCCGGTTCATTAATGGCATCCCGGTCATGTAACATACGCGGAACCGTCAGTGGCATTACTTTCTAAAAAACAGGTCACCGCTGATCAAACGGGCCGTATCATCACCGGTTAACCGAATATAGCGGAAAAAGTTCTGCTCACTACGATGTCCTGTCAGCTTCATTATCTCAAATGTCTTCATCCGGCCTGTGAGATACATGTTGGTGGCGGCGCTTCTTCTTGCCGTGTGACTACTGATAAGCTCCCATTTCTCACGGGTTACTGTTATCAACTTCCCACCTTTGGTGTAGGAGAATGTAACCGGATCATCCAATCCGATTTCTTTCATTATCACTTTCAGGTATTTATTGAAGTACTGGATACATAAGCCACCCGGAACAAATCCACCATATTTTGCGAATATCTCTTTCACATAATCATGGGCAGGGACCTTGACATCCACATTGGTCTTCTTTGTTCGAATTACGATGTAGTTGTCTATCAGGTTCTGACTTGTCAACCTTGAATAATCGGAATATCTGAGAGCGGTAAGGCATCCCAATACAAACATATCCCTGATCCGTTCTTTGGCTTTTCGCTTATCCTGCCTGAGAAACTTGTAGTAGTATATCCTGGTGATCTCATTCATACTCAGGAAAACCGCATTGTCGGCTCACATTTCAAATCGGTCTCATCATAGGTTAAATCTACGGCGTAATTGTATTGCGAGGCTCTACGGACAAGGGATTGTATCTTTAGGATGTACCCCACGATGGTATTATGTCTCAATCCCTGTTCTTCCAGGTAGACGATGAAATCGTCCAGAAATTCAGATGTCACCGAATTGGTATATATATCACAATTAAATTCCAATGAAAAACTTTCAATGTGTTTTATTATGGCATCGTATACGGCCGCATAGTGTTCAGACTTGCGTCTGGATCTCTTTTCGAGTACTTCCCGGATGAAGTCGGTGAAGAATATACCTTCAAGCGGCTTCGATTGACGGAAGTGATTAATGTAGTCCTTTTTCGCTGTGCGGGTCGGGACAGGTTGGGACAACTGTAATGCTTTGGCTGTATCATTTTAAAGGGTTAGTTACTCTAATTTATTTTACTTGGATTGATTTTAATTTATCTGCAATATACATTATCTCACAATCCCATTTTTCTATTTGTTATGATCTGATTTCTGACTGAGCAACGAAATGGAATTCACTCCGGAGCCTTTGAACTTTTCTCTCTTGGATTGATTCTGGATTTTTGTAATCAAACAGAATCTGTTTGCCTCTTGTATTTATCACAATATCAGTTCTCGCCTTCCGGATGCGATAAATTAGGTTGTACAAGCTCTTTTTATTCATGTCTTAATTTTTTCTTCAAGTTTATTAAATCATATTTTTCTCTCACTTTCCTGTAAAACTCCTCCTGTTTCTTGGTAAACGGCATGAAGGAGTGGTTCAGCCATCGGCAGATGTAGTATGGCTTGTCGTCGATATACGACTTATCTTCTTTTGTCATATTCCAATCTTCCGGACTATTTCTTCCTGCTTTTTCTTTTGCGAGGATGAAGGCATCTATCAGCTTCGGGTACTTCATCAAACCTATATAGTTGCTCGTAAAATTCGCTTTTGGGCATACGACGCAACCGACACGTTTCGAGTATTCATATTCGGGATTGATGGATAAATTATGTTTGTGAATGTAATCCCAAACATCGTTATCAGTCCAATCGATTATAGGCTTTAACTGAATAACGCTTGCGTTGCCCGTTGACTGACAATACTCCTCGAAGTAATCGTCTATCAATGCCTTGTTATTCTTCATCACGGTTTTATTCTTGGCTTCAAATACGGTACGTTCTTTTCGCCTTGCGCTTTCCGATTTACGAACTCCAACGATTGAGCATTTATCTACATATTTGCTATTATGCTTGTAATTGTCGCAACAGTAAGCCATATAAACTGTAGGGAGCAATCCTCCGTGATTTTTCCAAATGTTCTCAATGAATCCGTATTTGTAATCCCTGCGCCATATTATATCAGGATAATTATCACGTATGAAACGCTTCGTAATTAAACTTTCAAAAGCGACATTGTAGTATGCTTTGAAGTCTATACCGCTCCGTTTGCATAGATCGTAAATTACACAAGAATCTTTGCCACCGGAAAATCCGACCGCAATTTCAAATTCCATCGCCTTTGCTATCTTTGCAAATTTCCTTATCCGATCGATGGAGGTCTGTTCGATTTCGTCTGCAAATAGATTCATTCCTTTCTTGTTTTGAATTACTTTTTTATTACAACCGCCATAGTACTAACAGTCGTTCCACTTTCCTTGAATTCACCGGCTTCAATTTCAAAAACGTCTCCATGAACTTTTTCCAACCATTCCCGGAACTCAACACATTTCTTTTCAGACGCGAATTTCCAATGCTGACTAGTTATAGCTGCAAGAATTCCACCCTCTTCCAAGCGTTCATACATAAGTCTTACATGGTCTATGTCTTGATTGCCGGAGAATGGAGGATTAGCAATAATCTTAGTGTAATGCCCTACACTGTCTTTCGTAAAATCTTCATCAAGCAATATTACATTATCAAGTGTATGAAGAAACTCTCTGTTTTCCGGCATCAGTTCATAACATTCAACTGTCACTGACGGACACGACCGATGAATCGCTTTTATCAGAGCACCACGTCCGGCACTTGGCTCCAACACCGTATCAGCCTCATTTATTCCACCAGCAAGCATTACTAACCAATCTGCAATATCGGCAGGCGTTTCAAAGAACTGAAAATCTTTTTGCAAATCGCATCGCTTACCTTCTTTCAAGATGGAGAACACACGTTCCGGATTAAAAGGAAATGTGAACCCCTGTATTTTACCCCCCTGCCATGATCCGCCAGCTTCTTCTATCCATTTCTTTGCTTCAGCATAGGATTTCTTATTAAATTGCACAGCAGGAAGTTTAAGGACGTTGTTTTCGAGGGTACAATGCTTCAGTATTTCTTCCACATTCCATTTCTTACCTTCATCAGCCTGTTTTTTCTTTTCATCAACCGGAGCGTCTGGCGCTAACAGTGAAGATATTTTCGCAATAACCATATTACTCGCATCCATGAAAGTATTAACACAGGAAAGCGCTTCCATAAGAAATTCGGTATCAACATATCCGGCAGCGTCATAAACGTCTATACCTTCAGTCATATTCGACAGTTCATTGAGCTGGGCTACACTACCACGTAACGTTTTTATTAAATTCTCTTTGTTGTTCATCATAACTTTTTTGCAAATAAATTCTTGTTGTATCTACACTACCATGACCGAGGAGGTCTGCTAATTGAATTACATCTTTGGTTTTCTTCAGGAACATTTTGGCAAAGAAGTGTCGGAAGGCATGCGGGTGCATTTTTTTAGAATCAATGCCACAATGGCTCCCCCACACCTTCATGGACTGTGCTAGCCCGCGTTGAGTCATTGGGCCATACCTACCTACAGCAAATAGCCCGGTCTTACCATTCTCCTTCACATAAGCCTTCACTTCTTTTTGCAACTGTTTTTGAAAGAAGAAACGACGATACTTGTTACCCTTACCTTTCAAAGTCACTTCACCTGTTATTATATCCTCCCAGGTAAATTGTAGAAATTCCGAAAGACGCGCTCCGGTAGTACCCAAAACTTTGATAAAGAAATAATAGTCTAAATTGGTTTTAGTCTTCAAGTAATTCAACAATCGATCGTATTCATCTACTGTTGGCACATTATTTACATCCAACTTACGTTTTATTTTAGGTCTTTTCAACTCAATAGGCTTCTTCATCCATTTGGAGAACCTTTCGATAGCTGTAATGCGCAAACTTATAGTAGCCGGGGAATACTTTTCTTCCTCAAGCATTTTAATGAATCGTCTGCAATTGTCCATATTAACCTCATTCGCATACTCAAAGTACTTCTTAAGCGAAGTATAATAGACGTCAACTGTATGAGGAGAATAATCATTGCTATCCGTTAACTGAACTATAAACTCACTGATTAAAGCCTTATTTTTTTCAGAAATGGCACTTAACCTTTCTAACGGTTTTACAACTTTCTCTTTACGTTTATAGCCAATACCTAAAAATGATAACAAATCAAGTATAGCATTACACATAAGTGGATGGCGAACCATCATTTCCACATTTTTCTGCTTGTATGCAAGATATCCGCGACGGTTTATACAAATAGCTTCTTCAAGGAAATCATTAACATACTTGATATATTTTCCTATAAAATCGTAACTTTTACCTGTTGTATACAAGTATGATATATAATCGATTAATATCCGTTTTCGTTGATCATCCATTTTCATTTAATATTAAATCACACCAAGTATTATCATTTTCAAAGAACCACTTAAAACCACTAGCCGTATGTTTTCCGGGCTTTTTATTGCAGATATAACTAATCAAGGACGGGCTGACCCCTGTTGCTCTGCTCGCATCCTGAATAGAAGGAAAGACACCAAACAACTGACGATTTTTTATTGCTACTACACTCTTCCGATTCATGCCAGCACCAGTCTTATGCCATGCTCCACGACCTTTTATTAAATTATTTACACTCCTACGCTTGGCTTTTTTCGAATGGTATTTCATTGATTTTCCTTTATTGTGAGGAACGGCACCTTTTAAAAATCTTCCGTTTACCAAATTTCGGGTAGGGCGTTCTATGGGTATATATAATTCACTCATATCTATTCTGATTTGAATTAAAGTACGAAGCATTTCACCTTATAATACAAGTCACTACTTAGCGACCGTTTTGCATACACATCTCCGTTAGAGAACTCAATCTTATTGCTTGTACAATTGATTATTCTATTCTCCTCAGTCTCTAATTTGAGTACATCTTCCTTTGTCATATTTCATCCTCCTCTATTTGAAGTAAAACATTAGTTTCAATCTTATCAGTGTATCCATCGTTTGGATACACTACTTCTTTCTCGACATATTCAATTCCGTGAACACGTATAAATTTATTATTCTCTTCATCCCAATTTGATGCTGTTCTATCTGTGAGCATAAATACATTGGCTGATTTAGGTATTTTTTTAAGCTTTTCTATAAGCTCTCCAACAGTTAATGTTTTCATAATTTTATTCATTACTGTTCTGTTATGAACCATACGGTGGACATTCAACCACCGCATGGCAATGTGATTACTCTACTATCATCCAGTCGCTGGCAAGCATATCCGTTTGTGATGCAAGCCAACCGTTTACAACTGTACCGTCGGCAGCTTTCATACACAAGTATGCTGTGAATTTGATTTTATCAGATTCGGAATCTCCGTAATTGTCGGATACCCACCTTTTGAATGATTCAGGTAATGATTTGACCTGATTCACGATGATATTAGTAGGCAAGCTATCTTCCGGACGTTGAAAAATAAACATGCCTTTTCCATTCCATCCTTGCCGAGTAACAAGTCTTCCTCTTTGGATGGATTTAAGAGCTTGACCGAAAGAGCCAAGCTCACCGATTGTTAATTCTTCGTTTTCCGAAGCACCTATGACATAAGCTGTTTCAATCTCACCTTTGGTATAACTACCACTCTGATTACACAACTTTGCTGAATACTCAGCCGATTTTTCATCTAATGTTTTCATCTTAATCTATATTCTACGTTAAACATTGAGTCTGCCCGCTGGAACATCTTCTCATAGCGGTTTTCTTTATATCCTCTCTTGATAGTCGTATGTGAAACTTTCTGTGCAGTGCATCCTACTATTAAAGTAAGAAGCACGAATATTATTAATATCTTATTCATTCCTGTATTTTTTTGAGGGTTTATAATTTACTATATATCAACATCAGCCATCCGATGATATCAAATAAACAGGATATAAAAATCGCATTCTCTCTCTTTATAAAGAGAATTGCAAAAGAAGCGACAAACACTACGATCGCGGCTAACTGAATGAATGTCTTGGTATCTATCATAATATTCCTTTTTGATTTATACATTTTGTATCTTACATTAAACTTTTCAAATCCACCGGTTGCTTGTCTTTGTTGTACAGCCTTACTTTCAGCCTTTCCACCAGCACGAACACCAATGAGGCCGCATCCGGATTGTCCACCCGGACACGCACGCCGGTTAAGTTCTCCGCCTTTGCCCGCTGGATGATCAGCGGGCATGGCTTGTTGTAATACTCCCAATAGTAGATGAGTTGTCCGAGCAACTGGTCTTCTATCTGGATAATCAGGTCTATCGGCTCACGGTACAGCATGGCTCCGGTTGTATTCGTCCTCCATTTCCCGTATCATCTCCATGCAGGCGGGCCATCCGGGAAATCCCCCGATATTCTTATCGTCGATATAGACGTGCGCGTATATCTTCTTTCCGGCTTCACCGCCATATTTGGCTACATTCTCAGGATCATGGTCGTTGACGCGGGAAAAGGGGATGCGGTGTTCCAACAGCCAGTTGATGGCCTCCAGCAACCGGTCTCCGGTACGACAGGTCCAGATGATGATCTTGTGCCCTTGCGAGTGGAGCGCCCGGAGTGTTTTCCCCGCATAAGGCTGTTCACCCAGAATGACAGGGTAGTTACTGCGGACGATCGTCCCGTCAAAATCCACCGCTATGATCATAACCGGCAGAATGAGGGTTCGACGCGTCGCCATACTCCGTTCTCGTCACGTTTGTAGAAGTAATAGTTGACGGCTGTTTTATACACCACATTGCTTTCTTTGAACAGCTGCATGATGGCGGCGTACTCCTCATCAAAACGAGATTCAAGCTCATACAGTTTGCTGATGGACTTGTAATCAAGATCACCCTGCTTGTTCCGTTCCAGCAGTGTCATGGCGAGCTGGTACATAGGATCGTCTACTCCTTTGTCTGTACGACCTACATAGTCTTTCAGGTAGTTGATCAGGCGTTCGGCCGCCATGTCCGCCCGCTCGTCGAAACTTTTCACCTTGTTGCTCTTCACCTCCAGTTTGAAATTCCCGTCCACTACCGAGAAACTGGCCTGTTCCTCGCCACGCCGTAACTGTCCGTAGTCACGCATGACGTTGCGGAACGCCCCGCTTTCGGATTCCAGCCACTCACGGAACCCCGCCACGTTGTTCACGACAGGCATCAGTCTGCTTTCCACATCGAAAGCGAACTGGTGGCGTAATGTCTCGTACGCTTCACGGCGGTTGATGCTGTCCTCCTTTTCCTGCTTTTTCAGTGCGTGCAGCAGTTCCGCCCTCTCTTCTTTTGATAAATTACTGATGTCCATAATAATTGGTTTTTAAATGGTTTATAAATAGTTTTTAAATTCCTTTCAGATGATATACCTCTTTCGCCTCCTTTTCCAGCCTTTCCTGTTCTATGTAGAGGGCACTGCGGCGGTCTACCAGGCGTGCGTATTCGTCGCGGGTGAAACCTCCGGGGTTGTACAGTTTCTCGTTTATCTCGTCCAGTTCACGGGGGATGCGGTCTAGGCGGTCTAGAATTTTGTTGATGCGGTTGATGCGCATCTGCTCCGCGCTTTCGTTATTGGAGAAAAATTTCTTTTCTTTCATTGGTCCCGTGTCTTTAATATTTGCTCAAGCCGCCGGATGACCGCTTGCAGTTCCTCACTGTCAAGTTTGTAAAGGGGTTTTCCGGCTATCCGTTTGTCACAGAGGCAGGCGTTCACCCTGTCCCAGTCGGTGGTGTCTATCCCCAGTTTTTGCAGACGTACCAGCACTCCGGAGCGTTGACGTTTGATTCCCCTTTCCCCGACGGACAGGTCACGGTTCTCGTGGGCCGCTCCCTGAATGTATCCTGAAAGGTATTGCCCTTCGCTGTATGTCAGGTCGCGGGTGCTGTCGGTGCGGCCTTTCGTCAGGTCGAGAATCATGCCGCGGCGTGTCTCCTCGTCCAGGCCGTAGCGGGCGTACAGCCCGTGCAGGTGGCCTATCAGACCGGTGCTAATCGGCCTCCTGATGCTCTTCTTCTGTTCCATTGATTTCTATGTTTTTTAGATGATATTCCTGATATCCTTTTGCCCAGATGATAAAAAATCCGCGTGGTCCTCCTTTGCCACGGCCTACGAACGTGGCCTTGAATCCTTGTACGTAGATACGTTTGAAGCTGTCACGCTTTACCCGGTAGGCGGCTTGTCCCTCCACCTCTTTCCCGTCCACATGGGAGATGAATATGAACACTTTTCTGGGGTATTTCTTGCGCAGGCTGATTATCTCGTCCGCTTTCACTCCGCACTGGTCTGTAAAATACTGCACGGAGTCGATGATAATCACGTCCGCGCTCCGTTGCTTGCCCAGATATTCGTCCAGATCCTCAAACGTGGTATCGTCCGAGAAGATGATCCGGTTGATGTCGCTCCGCATCCCCACGTCACGGACGGATTCAAGGAAATCCGTAGATCCTCCCATCTCCAGCGTGAGGTAGAGCACGCGCATTCCCATTTCATCCAGCTTCCGGGCCAGTTGCAGGGCAAAAGAGCTTTTTCCCTGCCCGGACTTCCCGTAGATAATCCAGCAGCCGGATTTCTCCGGACGGCCGAATGCCTGATACCACTCTCCGTCGAAGTCGATATATTCGTGGCGGATGTCCTCTAGGTTTTTCAAGCTCCATACTTTCATGCCAGTTCGCCGCGCTCTATCTGTTCACGAATCAGTTCCGCCTCGATCATGCCGCTCAATTCGCGCAGGTCATCGACAAAGTCGTAGGACTTGCCGCTGCCTTCCACCGGTTCCTTCCGCCGTTTGTCCAGCTTTCCCCAGATATATTGTCCGGTCTCCCTGGAACTGATACCGTTAGCGGCACAAATGGCCAGTACGTCTTTTTTTGTGGCTCCCAGCAGGGAGATGTAGTTACGGCTGAAACGTCCGTCCAGTTCGTCGTATCCCTCGATACGCCCGACGTAGCGTTTGATGTTCCTTTCCAACGTTTCCGTACCGGCCACCAGGGCTCCCATACGGTGGAGCGTGTCGTCATATATGGGGATCAGCGTACAGAGGGCGCTGTGTGTCAGTTTTCCGGCATCGTCAAGTATGAGGATGGGCTTTTTGTCCGCCATGCGGTTAAAATGGGAGACGATAACGTCTGTCAGGTCGTCATTGTCCATATAGCGGGTGACTTCCTCTCCCAGACAAACGGCAAGGCGGGTGAGAAACTTGCGGGCCGTCCATTTCCGGCATTTCAGATAGACCACCGAATTGTCCGTGCTGATGTTGTACAGGTCGATCAGCGATTGTGTCTTTCCGCTTCCGCTGCGTGACGAGATGCAAATCCAACGGCTGTTCTTTCGGGCGGCTATGAAAGCGGTGCGTATCTGCCTGTAACTTGTCACGCTTTCCACCACGTTCCATGCGTTCTCGTAGTAATTGAGCCCGGAGGCTATCTTCCCGGCAATGGCGTTCTCCTTAGCCCCGTATTTTCCCGAACGGAACTGTGACATCGCCGTATCTGATATTCCGCATTTGCGGGCCAGTTCGGCGGCGGACGATCCGCGCTGTACCAGCTTCTCAATGTATGCTTTCAAACTCTGTGTATCCATAATCTATCGTTTTTAAATGTACTCTAAATCATCTTGAAAAATTCATGTCCAACGGGTTGTAGTCGTAGTCTTCATCATCCCCCGTGAGAGTGTCCGGTCTGGAAACGTGTTCCGTCACGTCTTCATACTCAACGTCTACCGCCGTGTTGTCACGTGCCTTGCTGCGTTCGTCCTTATGCTGGCCGCGACTGTCGGTAATCAGGTGGATGTCCAGCAGTGAATTTCCGAGAAGTCCGGGCACTTGCTGATACAGGTGCCCGATATGTTGGTCTACATCGTGCCCCTTTTCCTGTACGTGGGCTGTCAACTCCCGGTTGAAGACATCCACCCGTGCCCGGTACTCGAAGTGTTCCGGCTTCTGGTCGGCCAGCGCCATCGGAACTTTTATTTCCTGTTGGAGCAGATACCGAAGCGTGCCTGTCTCTTTTTCCACACGCCCCGATTTCAGGCGTTTGGCGTTGGAGATGAGCACCTGGCTCATATCATCGGGATCGAACCGGACTATCCAGTCTTCATTATAATAATTACGCAAGGAAAGGTCGAAGCTGTCGAAACAGAGGCGTTTCCCCATAAATTCGATATATAATCCGGAGCCGGTCAGCTTGTTGGTGCGTCCGGTGGTTTCTCCCATCAAAAGGAGATATTCTTCCGTACCGAAAGGTATTTTTCGGGCTTCCTCCGTATGATTCCATGCTTCCCGGTAATCATCTATCTTTTTTGCACGTTCCGTCTCTATCATGGCTTCTATCTGGCCTATTACGGTGGCTTCGTCCGGAACGAGATTGCGGTTGTAATTGATAATTTCCAGATTGGGCTGGTTGGCTGTGTCCGCGGTGATCCCAAAGCCGGACCAGTTGGCCTGCAACTGGCAGAAGTCACGGTTCAATGACAGGAAATAAGGCTCTATAATTTTGGATTTGGCATTTCCGAGTGCGGCCGGGGTATAATACTTTGTCATTGCCTGATAAAAAGGAACCATCACTTTCTTCTGGTAATTGTCACTTTGCAACTGCAACGGCTTGTAACGGGTTCCGAACAACTCGCGTGTATGGTTTACCGCATTACGCAAAGCCTCGCGGATCAGGGCCGGAGACTCATGGTCACCGATAGCATATCCGATCGGATATTTCTTGCAGGCGTCCAATACGATGACAGCCGTCTTGCGGTTGGTATAGGTTGTCTTCATATACAGTTTTCCGTCTTTTTCCTTTGTCTTTATCTTTTTCTGATAAAGCAGTTCCACCGTCCAACCGTCCAGCGTCCAATAGGTTAATGCCTGTTCCGGTGCGGAACGGTGTATCTGTTTCATGCGGGTGTTCCGGAGTGTGGCGACACCTTTGCAGCCCGGCATAGTGGTAAGATCCATTTTCTTACGGTAATTGTCCACCGTAGTGGGACTGTTTACCGGTTCCCAGCTCATCAGGTCGGCCACTTTATTGTATTCGTTCATGATCTGCACGCTGTTCAGATTGTTGTGATGACTGATCAGTTTGTGCATCACAGCCTGCTGTTCATTGTTCAGCACCTTGACGGCGTGCTTGTTCCCGTATGCCTTGTGGATGACGCTCCGGAATCCCTCCTCCTCGCTGACGGCGCGTGCCTGTTCGTACTGCTCGCACTTGCGCTTGAGTGATTTCCAGTTTTGCGGAAGCTTGTGGGGGAAGATGGCACGCCCGTTCGGATCTTTCAATGGCAGAAGGTCATTGCTCAACTGGCAAAGGCGCTCCCAGATGTTGATACGGATGTTCCCGCCACCGAACGCCCATTGCTTGCGGGTATCCCGTAGCTTCAACAGAGCGTCCATGATGCGGACGTTCAACGTGTATTCATCCACCTTTTCCGGCGGGAGCTTGCGGTCGTTGTCATAACGGTATTTCACACTGAAATACTCATAGGCGGCATTCCCGTAAACGATAGCTGTCTCCAATGCGGATTTTTGCGTCTTGGCGGCGATCGCGGCACGGGGATCACCATACACCTGGATGTACTTTTGTTTAATGTCCGGTCTCATGGTTTCAAAATCTACTAAGGCGGAAGAACCGGGAGTGCTGCGACGAAGAATCAATAGCTGTTTACGATTTCTCAATGTAGAAAATGTACCTTCTGACAAAAATCCTTTGTCGCTACCTACATTTCGTTTTATATTGAGGGATATCAGCTCATTCGCAAATATACATACCCGATTATTATAAATTTCAGCCATTATATTTATACTGTTAACTTTGGTGCAAGCCCCGGCACCGCCCCGGAGTTGAAGCTGCTTCCCGTCCTTTTACCTCATACCGATTGAAAACCTGTCCTAACACTTAATAAACTAAACATGACAAATTCAATCTGAAACCCATGAGACAACTGTTATCC